TGACGTAAAATCTTACGTCTTACATAATCATTAGAGTAATACTTACCAACATAAGGTTCAGCAAGAGTAGCAAGATTGAGTCTTTCAGTGGTAAGTTCTGCCTCTTTGAGTTCAGCAAAGTGATTGTCATAGAGGAAGTCATACTGAATATGATCAGACATTTTCTCCCAATCCTCAGGAGTCACAACATTTTTGAGGATAAGTTGTGTCTTCAAAAGATCTTGGAACATATGAGAGAATCTCTTTCTCATTCTTCCAACAAACTTGGAGAACTTGATTTCATCTCTCAGGATTTCAGATGATCTTCCCAGTGAGAAACCACCCTCTCCCTGAATTCTTGTTTCAGGAACATTCAGAGATCTGTATAACTTCTGTTGGAAGTAGTTGATGTCAGTGATCTCACCAAGGTTCTGACCACCAGGAAGTGTAGTGATTTCAGTACCTCTGCCACCTTCTCTTCTAGGTAACCAGAAGTCTTCCATCATAGACATAAACTTCTTGTCATCTCTAATCTCACCTGTGTTAGCATCATAGACAAGTTTGTTTCTATAACGCATCATCACATCACGCAGGTATTGTTCTGCCTTTACCTTAGGCAAATTACCCACATCAATGTAAAAGATTCTTCTTTCAGGTGCTCTTGAAAGTCTGTAAATAACCAGTGAATCCTCAATCATCATTAACTGATTGAGTGGTTTAATTGCTTTATGCATCCAAGAGAGTGTTGATCCCTTGTTTCTATCTACCAGTCCTGAGGTGCAATAGCAGATAGAATCTCTGGTAAGTTTTACACCAGTTGCTTGTGATTGGGTGCCATATCCAGTCTTCTTTGCTCCATCTGTATAGATGAAATACTCTTCAATAGGTGGGAATTGGAACTGATCAGCAGCATTCTCCTGTCTGAGGAATGATCCATCACCCTTCTTTTTCACAATCTGTCTTACATAACGCATCTTAGATGCATCAATGTATCTCAGTTCTTGAATACCATCTTCTGGTTTCTTTTGGTCAATGACCTTATTGTAGTACAGTCTTCCATCAATATACCAATTCCTGAAAATCTCATGTGCCTTGGTATCAAAATCAAGGAGGTCAAGAATATATCTAAACTCTTCTCTAATAATTTTCTTGATGCCATCACTAGCATTCAAGTTTGATAATTCAATCTCAACTGGTGAATCATTTGTATCAGAAACAATTGCTTCATTTACAATATCTTCAATAGCACTATCACATTCAGGATACAGAGACATAGATCTGTATCTTCTGATCAGGTCATTCTCATTCTTGTAGATCCCTTCAATGTCTACATAAGAGCCAAAAAAACCAGAGCTAATATAGTTCTCAGACCCATCCTGATTATTAGGTGGGACTGGACTTACTAGCCCTGGTGGTTGCTTCTCATTATCTTCAATAGAGAAACCAAATAATCTTGCCATTATTATATACTAGGAGTCTGTGCTCCTAGTATTTATATCAAGCAATAACGAACCCAGATGCATCACTGCCATCACCTGGAACCTTACCAATTCTGAAGTCCTGAACCTGGAAGGTTACAGTGAATTCTTCAATGGTATCTGTGGAATCATAGCTGAGGTCAATTGCTGATACCTCAGTTGGGAAGATACTCTTGAACTTGTATCCTCTCAGTCTTGATTGTGTTCCATCATCAGTATGCTTTGTAGCATTGACAGAAGTACCTCTACCCAATTGTGTGACATAAGCATCACACATATAGGAAGTAGGATTGGTGATACCTGTGCCATGAGTAAGGTCAACCATTTGGTTCATCCAATACTCAAAACGACTTCTAAGATAGAAGTTTTCATCATTGATGATGGTAACAGTCCAAGGTTCAAAGGTTCTGTCACCAGCAACTTTCAGAACTCTACCTCTGAAAGGAACAGGGATTTCTGCAATGGTTGATGCAGGCAGCTGAGCAGCCTTACACAGGAATTTGAATTCCTGGTTTGACCAATCTACACCAGTGCTCTCAGTGTCAGTAGCAGCTTTGTCATCATTATCCTTACCTTTTCCTACATTAGGAATAACACCACCAGGAAAGGAGGGAATAGAGCACTCAAATAGATTGGGGCGTGCGCCCCCACCTGCTAACTTTGTTTTAAAATCATGAATAGTCTGTGCATTTTGGACTGTTGTGTTCTTGTTTGCCATTAGTTCTTACCTCTTTGAGAATGTTACTGTCTTAATATATCAACCAGCTGCTTCAGTGATGGATGTACCACCCTTAGTAGCAACAAAGGTAAGTGTTACAAAGTTGATTGATCTTGCAGGTTGAATGAAGATATCAGCTCTGAACTCATTGTTATCAATGATGTCAGGAGTGTTATTAGACTCATCACAGATGATTCTGAAGTCTTCAATACCTCTTTGAGATTGAATGTTGGAGAGGAAGGGTTCAACAATGTTGACAAACCTTGCTCTGGTTTCAGAATCATTCAGTTCAAACAGTTGATCATTAGCAGCATTTTGAAGTGATTGCTCAACTGTCAGGAACAATCTTCTAACATTGATTCTATCAAAAGCAGACTTATAGCTAAGTCCAGTCTTATCACCAAAGAGAATTGCACCAGCAGCCTGTTGATTAATGACTGGGTTAATTCTTGCACTATAAAGTTGATCTCTCTGTGTCTTATTGGGGTTGTAAGCAAGTTTAACAACATTGTTTACAGTACCTCTTTGCTGACCAGCAGGTGAGAACCAAGGAAGGAATACTTCATTGTTTCTTGCCATGATACCAGCAATATCACCATTCAGAGGAACATATCTGAACTTATTATTGAATCTATCAAACACATACTTATAACCACTGTCAAACACAGCGAATGATGAAGAATTAATTTGAGAGTAGTATTTCAGAACATTATTTGTTTGAGTAGTAGTGTTGGTGACATTAACAACATTACTTCTATGTGGAGAGATGCAGCATTGGCAATCTCTTCTCTTATCAGCAATGGAAAGCAACAGATTTGCTTTTGCCTGTGTAGAAAGTTCATCATTCATTGATGAACCCATCAGCAGGAAGTCAAGAGCAATGTCATCAGCATTATCAAATAACTCATAACCAGTTAAGACATCACCAAGAGTAGGTGCCATTCCACCAGATGCACCATAATCAGCACCACCACCAAGTGTATATGACTCATTGCCAAGTACATTGAATGTAATTCCTTGTGCATTCTTACCCCAACCACCATCAGCAGTAGAGATAACACCATAAGCACCATCAAAACCACCAGCTACTGGGAGTTTAGATGCAGCACCAGCAGTTGTTGTGTTGACACCAGCATTAGCACCAGCAAAAATGTACTGGGAATTGTTGGCAAGGAAGTTCTTATAGTAGTTCTTACGAGGAGCAGCACCATCTTCTTCTGAATCAAGTGCTTTGGACATAAAGAAGTTGGTTTCAAGAATATTACCTTGAATGCCAGTTACTTCACCCAGGTCATCAATGACAACAAGGTGCATTGCATCATTCTTGCCATTTCTTGCTGTTGTATATTGGTTATCAACAGGTTTGGGAGCTAGTGAACTCCAAGCAATAGTGCCATTTGTGATGTTAAGATTTTGGTTATTGTACCAATCTTGCTGTGTTACACAAGTTCCAATACCCTGACTTGCACCACTATTGTTGCGGAATACCAGATCATCATTTACTTCAAATGACCTACCAGGATTTGAAATTTGATAAGTAATTGGATACTCTGTACCACTGTCAGTGGCTGCCACTGATACTCTGGATACAACTTTAACATCAATGGTGCTCTTTACATTAGCAGTAGCATCAGTAGAAACACCAGTGATGATACCTTTCAGATAACCATTGAATGATGTTGTTGTGCCAGCACCAGGGATATTAATATCTGTAAGTGCTGTTGTAACAGCATAACCAACCTTAGCACCAATAGCACCCAGGTTTGTAGTAGCAATACCAACTGTTTGGTCAGCAGCATTGTCAATAACACATACTTTTAAATTGTTATTGACTTCACCTGCTTCTCTTGATGCATAGAAGTAATTAGTAGCAGTTGCATAATTCTCTTCATAATCATCAAAATTCTTGATTTTGACACTGACAGATGCAGCAGCTACACCAGCATTAGCATTTCCAAGGTTGCTTCCATCAATTCTAACTACCTGAATTGCACCACCATAGGAGAGATATTCAGATGCAACCATCCAATCTTCATAATGTCTATCAGCATCTTGGGGTTCACCAAAGATATTGATTAACTGACTCTGACTTGTGATTAAAACTGGTTCTTCAATTGGACCACTCTTGAAAGGCGCAGCAATAGCACCAATATTGTCAAGAATATTATCTGCTCTACCAACTGTAAGGTCAACTTCCCTGACCAATACACCTGGAGATAATTGAGGAGTTGCCATTTAAATACGCTCCTTTTGTTCTTCAGATTGACTAAAAATATTTATTGTTTTGAAGTGTTTCAGTGGGGAAACAGGAAGTGAACTACCAATCTGGGTACACATCCTTAATTCTGGGCACAGGGTCATACATGTCTGGTTTATTCTTTTTCTTAACCCTTTTCTTACAGCATTCCTTACACTCATAAGAGTATGATGATGCTACTGGTCCTCTATCTTTTCTTGTTCTGTAATATCCATCCACAAGATTTTTCTCAGCACCACAAACTCTACACTTTCTAACATCAAGAAGTAGATGTCCTAGATGTAACTGCTCATCTAAGTCCATCTTCAAACTCTTTGATAATGCGTGCTACTTGCTTTCTATCAGTACCACAAGGTGCATTTCTCATACAGATAAGAATGCAAGCAGTATCGCTTATAGGTGGTTTGATTGTAAACCCATGTTTATCAACTTGTGGGATTACTTCTTTTCCAGTCTCATGAATGAACTCACTCATTTACGTTTTTCATTGTTCTTTATGTATGCCATTCTCTCTTCCATAGTATAGATTCCAATTGCTTCCCATTGTTCAGCAATCATATCAACAGGTTTAGGTTCAGGGTGTTGTATTTGTGGAAGTGCCTGCCATTTATCAATTTCCTCCTGAGTAGGAACTACAATTCTAAACGCAAGATCATCTTCAATGAACTCTTCATTCATTTTGATGTATGTTTCAGGTGTGATTTTTTCCATTACTTGTAATCCCACATATAGGACATGTCGCCATACTCATCAGTGTACCATCTGTCACCATCATTATCAACAAATGTGCTGTCCTCTAAACCATCATTGATAAAACCAAATGGTGCCATATCCTGCTCAATCTGATTCTTCTGTTCTTCATACAATCTCTTTCTTACATCCTGGTCAGTCAGTTCTTTGAAGTAATCCTGTGCTACCAACCAAGCATAGATAACCAGACACATAGCAAGGTCATCATTACAACCTTCCTCTGCCTCAAATGAGTTATGCTTTGAGATGAATGTTGTCAGTTCTGATATAATCTCATAGTCATTGAAGAACAGTTTGTCTTCCTCAATCAAAGTCTTTAAGTTTAGAGAACCAACTTTCTTGACTGTCTTGGACATCTTCAATCCAAGTTGTGTCTTTGCTCCTGAGAATCCTTGACCAACAATCTGTCCTGCTCTTCCTCTCATAGAGCACATCAAAAGGTTCTGATACTCCAAGTCATATTGCAAGATAGCAGCAACTTGGTCACCAATATCATTTACCTCACATAAGACAAATGCTTCATTGTATTTCCTAGCAATCTCCCAGATTACATTTGGGAAAAGCATAGGTTTAATCATATTATTTCTATACTTACACACAACTTTGTGTGGAAAGCTAGTGATGTCTGTGACAATAAAAGCAGAGTAGTCATTACCAACACCCCTTGCTACGTCAACAGTCATCACATAATCATGTTTCTTCTTAGGTTCTTCATATACATCCAATCCAGCATTGCTTTTCATTGGATTGTCATAGATGAGTGTTTTGAGTTTACTAGGCGCAATCAATGTATCAACAGAACCTAGAAACTCACACTCAAACTCAATCTTGAACTGCTGTTCAGATGTGTTCTTGATAGTCTGTTTCTTCCACTTCTCATCTCTACCTGGCACTTCTGACCAGTGAACATCAGTGGGGATGTAGTCACTAACACCCTTCTCAGCATCATGCCACATTCTATAAAAGTGGTTCATACCATGAGGGGTAGAAACAATTATGACTTTTGTGCTTTTACCAGAAGTAATAGTAGGATAAACAGATGCAAAGAAGGCATCAGCGATG